CCTCCTATTACGCGTTACCAATTCTAAGAATCGCTGCTGAAGTTGTAAAGTTAGGAAACTGAATTGTAAAAGTTCCCGAAGTTGCTGTTTTGTCTGCACCAAAATCTAATACCGCAACCGCCGCATTTGACGATGAAGTATTATAAATTAATGCACCTCTAGCTGTAATCGTTACACCAGTAAATGACAAATCTGCAAAGTCTACAATTGCAACACCTGATGCAACTGAAGTACTTGGATTTGGTTTTACTAATGCTCCACCACCAGCAACATATTGACCACTTGGTGAAACTTCGCCAGAAGCTGTATATGCTGTAGTTGATGAATTTAGGGTTGCAGTAGAGATATACAAAGCAAGTTTAAAATTATCACCACCAGAATATTGAAAGTCATGCTTTCCTTCTAGGACTTCTTTTTTAAAACTATTTGCAACTGCTTGTGTTATTGCCATTTGTATTTACTCCTTAATTATTATTGTTGTCGAATTCGAGGTGAACCATCCGTATATTCATCTCTTCTTCTTCTGCCCATTTGTTCAATCGAGAAACCTTGAGCTGCTTCAGCATATCTTTTTTCATAATACTGAATCATATCCATAGGACCTTTTAAAAATCCAAAAGCTTCTATTAAACATGCATACAATAAGCCATTAGGAAATTCCGTACTTAGGTATGTAGTTGTATTACTAGCTGATAATTGATTTGGTTTCAAGATATAATTTATCTGCATGTTATAATTTTGATCTGGGGTTGGAGCTAGTACAATGGTGTTTTCATCCCAATATGCATAGTATTTTGGTAATCCTTGTGTACCTTCAGCATTATATTCAGATATAAAACTTGTTTCTCTGTATTCTAAAAAAGCTCTATTTGAGTTATCTGCACCACCGGTAGAATTAGTGATTTGAGCTGATCTAATAATTAAAGTCTGATCATTAATCAATGGTGTATTAACATATCTTTGACCTGCAACAATATCCGCTTGAGCATATCTTCTATTATTATCAGAATCAATTTCTCTTAAAATTCTAAATTCTGCATCTTGGATAAATCCATCGATAATAGTTGAAGTAAATACATTTGAATCTACTTCACAATAATCTCTAATCTTTGTTACTAATTCTGCGTATGTCATTATGGTGTCAAGGTCACTGGACCAGCGGTCACAGTTATGCCTCCTCCGTTTTCTGTTCTTGTAGGTGTAGCACCTAATGAGAACGTGTAATTATTTGTATCTGTTACTGTTATACTAAATCCTGATGCATTTTCAAATACAGAATATGCAACTCCACCAGGAGTGCCATCTACATTTCTAAAACAAACAATATCTCCAGTTGTTCTTCCATGACTTGGTTCATAAACAGAAACAGTTCCTGATCCTGATGTTAAACTAAAAGGATTTGATTGTAATAAATTTGGTGTAGCAGGTTCTACTCTTGCAGGTCTAGCTTTTGGTAATCCTTGTCCATCAGCTGTAAATCTTCTAGGTTCTAACTGTGGATGTTTTGGCTCGAACTCAGAATAATGGACAAAGGCTCCATTCCATTCTGTAACCATTTCTTGATATGGAAATGCTTGACCTGAACGATCCGATATTGCCTGTGCGTATTTTCCTCTAGATAAATTAGACATTTGGATAATAAGTTTTTGGGGTTATAAATGTACTTGAAGAAGAACCATCCTCAGCTAAAGCTCTTTGTAATTCATCTTCATATAACATTTTTAATTCTTGAATTCTTTGTGGAGCTTTTTTAAGAGCTAAATAATATGCAAGACCTGCACACATACAAGGAACGAATCTATAAGGTACATCAGCTGCATTTGTATAAGCGCCAACATCATCAATTCTTTTTACATAATAATAATTAATTGTATTACCTGCTTCAGATGATCCTGGAGTTAAATATAAAGTTATTGTAACTCTATCTATAAATCTTTGTACAAAATATTGTACGGGTTGTCCTTCAGAAGATTTATTTGAAAGAGCTTGATAAGCTGATCTATTAATTTTTGTAAGAGGTGTATCTATAGAAGATGCATTCCGATAAGAGCACTCCAATATATCATCAACGCCGTATATACTAGTGGCGTCAGAAGTTCCATCACCCGTCGAACGATACATTGTATAAGTTGCTTGACCATCTACCAAAGTTATTGAGTTATTTGCAACTTCCCAGTAATGCAAACCTCGGTTTGCCCATTCTTGAAATAGAATATTTAGAGATCGTCGCGCCGTTTTAATATCATAACCTGCATTACCTTGCAAGCCTATTCTCTCATAAGCCTCTTCTATGATCTCATCAATCTGAAAATTCTTATCAAAGACATATGTACCGGAAGTAGTGTTAGCCATCTAACCTCCTATGATGTTAAATTTGGTCCAGAATATTTATCAGTCAATAAAGTTACAGCTGAAATTGTTGTGAATGTAGAAACAAATATTCCTTTTGGAAATAAAATTCCATCCTCAGGAAATGAAAAGTTAATAACATCACCAGCTGGACAATCTGCTATAAATAAAGCATCTCCTGCTTGAGAAGTAGTAGTTAGTACTACTTTACCTGCATTAGTTGCATCATTATTAGATACAATAACACCTCTCAATCTTACTGCTGGTGCTACAATAGCAGAAGTAGTTGTTGCTTCAAATCTAGTTGCTTGTATATCGCCCTTACTTGCCATATTTTTTTTCTCCTTAAATTTTAAAGAGCTCCCGAAGGAGCTCTATAATTTTTTAACTTGCTGTAATGTTAGTACCAGTGATTACTTGTTTCCAATCTGAACCATCAGAAAAAGCATAAACAGCATTTCCTGTATAGCCATTAGAAACATAAATCATAACACCTTCATTACCAACTGCGCTTAAAGTTTCACCTTGTCTTGGACCCGATGCAATAGTTACAGTTGAAGTGTTTGAACCAACAGTCCACGCAACTTTTCCACCTTGTTCAGTGTCATTGGAACCTGTTCCACCTGCGTTTACATTTGGTCCACCAATAAATCCATTTAAAGATACTACTGGTCCTGTGAATGTAGTGTTTGCCATATTTATATCCTCCTAGTTATTTCTACATAGTCTCTAGGCCGTCGACTATACGCGTCTATGCAGAATAATTTATGTATAGTAGTTAATTTATATATGAAATTATTGAAGAGTGCAAGAAATCCCTACAGAAAAAACGTATTTTTAACGATTTTAAGTCCTAATTAACCAGCGTAAAGATGTACTTCGTAATCTTTATCATTGGTATGGACTTTTGTCTCTTGTTCTCTGATGATAGATCTAATTACTCTTTTGATCTCATCACCTAAAGCAGACATTTCGGCGGTTATTTGTCCTTTGTTTTCAAGAAACAACTCATTCCATCTAGACTCGAGTTTCAGTTTCTTGGCGAACAATACCATGTTGTCCTGAGCCATTTGTAACCTCCTCATAGGTTATGTAAAAACTATTTACAGTACTTGTATATTGTAAATCATTTTTTTCCCAATCTATAGCAGATTTTCCTAGAAAGTCAATGATATGAGGATGTAGCTCTTCAATAGCATTTATTTCTTTATCACTTTCGATTTCAAATTTTGTTTGAAGGTATTTTGTAAAAATTTTTATAATGTATTTGTATTTCATAGGTTTGTCTTTCTAACATAAAAAAAGGGGGGCCGAAACCCCCCTTTTAAAATAATTAATACTGTTAAGTATTAAGCACCTTCAACACCGAAGATACCTCTAGGGTCAGAAACTCCGAAAGAGTATCTTTCTCTAGCTTTGTATCTCATGTTACCAGTATCGAAATCACCTTCCATCTTAGTAGAGATAGGAGATCTTTCGAAGTACTTCATACCATTTGGCACGTCTGTAATGATATAGAACGCATCAGTGTCAGTTAAGAAATTGTTAACCACATAACCTTGTGGAACCATTCCCATATTCATGATTGCATTGATATCATTGTTAGCAGTACCAACTCTTTGAGCAGATTTCATTAATCTCTCTGCAGTGAACTGAAGTTCAGAAGGAATAATCATTTTCATTCCTTTTGCAGCGATCTTAAGACCTCTCTCATCAGTCATCGCAGCAATGTCGATTAAAGACTGTTCAAGAGAAGTTTCGTTTAAGTCTGCTTGAGTAGTTAAAGTGTTTTTGTAGCTACCAGCGATAGTTGGGTGAGCAACGTTAAATAAAGAAACGCCGTCACCTGAATCGTAACCGTCAGTAGTTGGTAATCCTTGAATTAAAGGATTAACAGCTTTAACTTGTTTTGTTTGTGCCATACTTCTAGCCAACGCTTTAGTGTATCTTGAAGACAATCTGTCATACAAGTTATCTTCAATCGCTTCTTCAGTGATTGAAAATGCTAAAGCTACAGTTTCATGAGTGTATCTTGCAGTGAAAGTCTCTTGAGCATTGTCAAAAGTAACACCAGAACCCTCAGGTTTAACCTGTGCTTGAGCAAAACCTGATAACATCACTTCTTCTTCAAAAGCTCTGTCCGAAGTTTCCTTCGTATAGATTTGCTCGTGTTGGTTTTCATATTGTTTGTATTCCAGGCCGAATAAAGCATTCAATCCTGGCTCTAGTTCTTTAACTAGTTGTGATCGTGATATAGCCATATTTTATACTCCTTATAATACGCCTGTAGTTGATTTAGCATAGTGTGTATTAATTTGAACTACCGCATTAACATTGGCACTTGCAGTGTCATTGTTTTCTGGGTCTTTACTAATACCTACTATTTTCAACTGTAGTGTGTTTGTTGTATCCAAAGTTGCTTTATTAAGTTCTGATTTAGAAACATAATTAGCAGAACTTCCCGCTAAGTAAGTGATGTTTGCGTTTGCAAATACATCAGCAGCACCTAGAGTTGAGTTACATTGGATTTCGAACCTTTCATAAGGATCGTCAGCCACAAAAGCAACTGTGTCAGAAGCAGCGATGCTCCCAGCATAGTGATTTGCCCATGTTGGCTTTTGAGATGATGGATCAGTGTAGAAAACACCGTTCAGTGAACCTGCTAGATTTCCTTCTCCAGCAGCAGCTGTATCAATAGTTCCAGCAGCAGTTACTTTAACCGCGTCTTGGAAATAAATAGCAGTCGAATCGTTATTAGCGATTGAGTATTCACTTAAACCGCCGTTATCAGCGTTCTGACCCACTTTGCCTATTGGTTTTAAACCAAAAGCAGCGTCTTTGTTTGCCATAGTTATTACTCCTATTAAGTTTATATTAATTTTAATGGTTTAGAAATTGTTAATAAACTATTTCTTAGTACCACCAAAAGTTACACGTGTCTGTCGATCAACATTGATCGGCATACTTGGGTGCTGTTCCTTCATGAGATCGTT